AATAAATGGAGTTGATGAATTTAATAAAACACTAACAGCAAACTTAAGGGCATCAGGATTAGGAGATGACGCAGTTAGCATAGAATTAAATAAGAATGCAGTAAGACAAGTAAATAACGCAATAAAACAACTTAGAGAGGCCAATAAAATTGCAGCAGAAAGGATGGCACCTTTTGATAGGTTAGAGATCAAGAAAATAATATCCAACTCACAAAAGGGTGCGCATAACGCAGATGAAGTTTACAAAAAAGTTATTTTAAATGGCGAAAGAGGAGATCTAGAGGACATATTTAAAGCTCTGCGAGACTACGATAACTATATGGTGCAAGCAGGTAAGCCTGCTACCGCAGAAAGAACTTTAAAGTCACAATTAAAGAAAAGATTGTTTGCTGATGCGTTTAGAGCATCTACAGATATTGCAGATGAATCAATCAATTTCACTCAGTTTGCTAAAGAAATTAAAAAGTTTGAAAGAGATTATCCAGGCAAGTTAGATGTTTTGTTTACAGATACAGCTACAGGTAAAAATACAGCTAAACTTGTTAGAGACACAATAGAACAAGTAAACAAAATTGGTCCAAGAATAAAGCCACAAGATATTAAGAACCTTGTTAATGACTTTACAACAAGAAGAAAAGGTCTAAGTGCAAGTGACCAAGGTTTAGCTTTTGTTCAAGGTCTTAAAAAATTAGCTAAAGCATCTGATGAAAGATTAAAACTTGAAGCTAACAGAGCTATATCAGACTTACCTCTAAAAGGTATAGATGAAACGGTTAATATAATATTTAGGCCAAATGCAAATGCGAATATAGAGATATTAAAAAATACCGTTAGTCCCGAAGTATTTACCAGCATACAACAGGCCAGTATGCAGAAGCTTTTATCTAAATCTATAGACATAAATGGCAAGGGCAGAATCACAGATCTGTTTAAGGCTGGTAATTTAAAAACAGCATTAGACTCTTATGGTGATGAAACTCTAGAAGCTATGTTTGGAAAAGAACTTTCACAAGGTTTGAGAAACTTCCAAAGACAACTAGACACATTAACCAAACAAGAAGCTGGTAGAGGCGGAGCGGCTGGTGGTCTGGTAGCTGCTGGTATTGGTGCTAGCTTGGCTTTGAATCCTATAGCGGTATTACCCTCAGTATTAGGATTGGCAGTAGCTAGAAGATTGTTTGCATCACCAAGTTTTGTTTCTATAGTTTCTAAGACAGATAAAGGATCTATCATGACGGCCATAGACATGACAGAACAGGCACTAAGACAAACTTTGGTAAGGCAGTTAGGTATGGAAGCCGAAAAGGCAGGAGAGGTTGCTGGTGGCATTATGGATGGTGCTTATGATGCGGCTGGTATAGAAGAATTACTTAACCCTGTAAAAGATCTAATAAAAGATACAATATCAGAAACACAAGATCTGCAACAAGAAGCACAACAGTCTTTAAGAACTACACAGGTTCCAACTCCTAGCATTCCTTTGCCTGATGTATCAGGAACTCAAATGCCAACACTAAGTCCTCTATCTGAGGATAGATTGGCGTTAGATGAACAGTTGTTTGGTAGACCCTCTAGGCTAGGCTAAAGCCTATTTCACTACGATCCATACCCAAAGGCTTATCAGATAAACATATCCAATCTTCTTGCGGTATGTGGATGTAAGGCTCGTTATCTTCATCATATGTGGGATTATCACTTATATTCATCCTTACATCATACGTAGTGTCTTTGTTCCATTCGTGCATATATATACCGTCAGTCATAGCATACACAATAATAAACGGTACTCCGGTAGCCAAAGCAAACGAAGATCCTCTGCGTAGTTTATTGGTTGATATGATTAGTGTTTCATACTTGTCAAAAGCAAAAGTACGGCACTTCACCTCGCACCAATAACTCTTTTCGTTTGACTCTATCCAATAGTCTAATGAGTAGCTTACTGGTAGTTTGTGGCAAGTTACTCCCCAAAGTCCTTCCAAAAATCCAGCTACTCTCTCTTCTCTTTTTTGATCGTCTCTGGTTTCAAATGATGGTGTTTTCATGTTCATTCCTCAAAGAAGTTAGGATCTACGGCAACAAACCTTTTGGTTGGTCTGCCCTTACCCCCAACTTTAATTTCTATCTCCTGGATCTCTCCAGCATTCTTTAACCGTTCTATTATTTCTTTTACTTCATAAGACTTCATACTTCTAAACAGTTCATGCCTATCTACCTCTCTTTTAGATATGCCTTCACCATTCCTAGATCTAATGTATGACAATACTTGTTTGATCTTAGACTCTGTAGCAGAACTAGCTACCTTATCCCTACAAGCCTCAATAAACATAAGGTCGTAGTATCTAATGTAATCTATAGCCCATTTGGTTATATCTGCCGTTATTTTCTTTGCATCTGCATTAGAAGCTAACGTACAAAGTAAAGATAACCTCATGGCCTTTTCTTTAGATCTACTAAGTAATGGTTCTAAGTTATCCTTCTCAAGTATGTCTTGTCGTTTAATTATCTCCCTTGCAAAGTCTTGTAATAACTCTTCTGACTGTTTATCAAACTCTAATACGGTTTGTGCTATATCAAGCTCTGCGTTATCTCTAGATGCGTCTGATAATGTACCTTTCAATCTACGCACATAATTAACCCAGTTGACCACGTTTGTTGGTGGCTCTGTATATTTCTTTAGATCTCCAACACGTCTTGGTTCGTTAGATTCAACCACTACAAAACGGTTAAGGAAACCGTCTGCTATCCTTCCGCTATTTAAAGCTCCATAAAAGTTCTTAGGTACCGATAATCCAACTAATGTAATAGCTGGCTTGTATGTCACCCTGTTCATCATTTTCTCTTTATATTCTTCCTGTACGGCCATCAAAGAGTAATTATCTGGTCGTAGAGTCCCATGACACCTTCCCCAAGCCTCCATAAGCGTCTGTATGCCATCTTCTTTGTTAGTGTTACCCGCATTACTAATTGCCTCTAAACGTTTCCCAAACTCGTCCATAATCGTTATTTGGGTAGGTCTGATCTTTAAAACAGAATGTACGGCTCCGCTAGATGTATATCCATCACCTACAACAAGCTTTTCTTGGTCTGAGGCGTTCAACACAGACTCTATAAATGTCTTGATGTTTTCCTTACCTTGTCCTGACTTTGCAACACCCATAAAGTACATACTTGAAAAGTTATTCATGTTGGTCCGATATAAACGTCCACAGGTCACACTAGCTAATGCCAAGGCACCAACTAAGGATAGTTCCGGTTGTGGCACTTGGGCTATATCCTCACAAAACTCAAACATGTTCTTTAGCAATCCAGGTGGTGAGAATAGATCTTCTGGTCTTTTTATATTCTCAGTTGATTGTGTAAACAAGGGAGCTATTTGATTCTTACGATCATGTGTTCTTTTGACGTTATCTACAACAGAATCTATTTCTTTCTGCGGTAAAGGTGGGTTATTGTTCTTATTCCAGTTCTGTAGGAATACTCTTACAAACTCTAGGTTTACACTCTTAGATATAAGGTATCCAGCTATCCTTGCGGCTCCATCGTTTCTAGATCCCTCTAATACTCCATCTAATGAGAATGGTGCCGTTTGTTTACTGCTTTCAATTTTAGGTACGCCTGTTATTTGTAAGTATTCTTTTTCGGTAAAGTCTGGTAGATCTGTATGGTCGTAGATCTTCCAATCTGGAATCATGACAGGCTTATATACCTGACCATTAGCATGACGGTTGTATGGTGCAATAATAAGGCCACCCACACCACGAATATCAATTAATCTTTCTATAGGAGTTGTGTTTGTTCGTCTTGTAGCGAACGTAGTGTAGTTTTCTGGGTTGTTGTAATAGTAATGCATACCCTTGCCTGTAATGACCTTAAACGGGCAAGCTGGTAGATTCTTTTCTACCCAATCCATAGCTTCAGGTGAATCTGCATCTACAACAACAAACTTGCCGCAGACTAATGCTACTACTAGATTATCTCTATCCTTGAACCAAGACTCTACAAGTTCCCTTTCAGGTCTTGTTTCCTTGTATTGTTCCCAGCCTTTTAAAAATGGTGGTGGTTTTTTATTTGATCTTTGTAACGGTACTACATTATATCCATCATCATAATAAGCCAGAGCAATATCCAAGGACGAGTCATCCTCGGTAATATTGAGCTGGAACATTTTATTCCTGCTCTAAAATATCTGATATTGAACCGTAAATAGATTCAAAATCTAATCTTCCCTCAGTAGCCTTGATGATTTGTTTGGCTTGTGCAATAGATGGTTGCCTATATCCATATCTCCAAGATTTACAGGTAGCCTCAGAGCAATTGAAATCTTCTGCGGCTTTCTTATAACCAAGAAATTTTATATAAACAGGTAACGTGTAATGATCTATTTTTCTTTCTTTGTGATTAGGTTGTATGCCCATCGTGTCTAACTCCTTCAATTTATTTATTGCTATAGTTTTGGTCCTGAAATAGTAATTTGCAAGCCAAGTTGTGTCGATTTGTTTTTTCATATACATCTCCTAAATAATATGATTTACATATTGTAGTTTCTCAGGTTATAATTTACAAGTTCATTTTTACACATATATAAGGAGGGTAGATTATGAGCTTAAAAGATAAGATAAAAACACCAGATAAAATGGTGGACCAACAAGGGGCAAAGCTTCTTGTATATGGTCAAGCTGGAGCGGGTAAAACCTTTTCTACACAGACTATGCCAGGTAATGTTTTAGTCATTAGTGCGGAAGCTGGATTACTATCTATTAAAGATGCTCCAAACGTATCTGCTATTGAAGTCAAAACTTATGATGATCTTAGAGAGGTGTATGCCGCTCTAGCATCTGGTGAGTTAGTCTACGATAGCGTATGTCTAGACTCAGTTTCAGAGATCTCAGAGATCTTATTGATACATGAGAAAAGCAGAAACAAAGATGGAAGAATGGCTTACCAGAATGTAAGTGAAGCCGTTACAAGTCTTATGAGATCATTTAGGGACTTAAATACACACGTATTATTTCTTTGCAAGGAAGGTAAAGATAATAATGATGGTGTATTTTTCTTTGGTCCTAAGATGGCAAGTAAACCTTTAGGGGATGCAATTACGTATTTCTTTGATGAGGTTTTGGCCCTACGCATTATTGACGGTCAAGATGATGACGGTAATGCCGTAGCGGAAAGGTGGTTACAAACAAGGATAGGTCAAGGTTACACAGCGAAAGATCGTAGTGGTAAGCTTGAAGCCTTTGAGGAACCCAATCTAACTGCCCTAATTGAGAAGTTAGGGTTTTCTATTAATATTGAAAATAAGGAGAGTGCGTAATGTCAGACTTTAATGACGTTGATTTTTTCGAGAATGCGGAGCAAATGGAATCTCGAGGTCCAGATGTTGCTCCAACTGGTGAGTATGAGGCTAAGATAATTGCCGCTGAGAAATACAAATCTAATAGCGGTAACTGGACTCAGAAAGTTACCTTTCAAATTGATGGTGGTAAGTATCGCGATCATAATGAATGGTACAACCTTTGGTCTGCTAATGCAGATTCCAAAAGAATAGCAAGCGAGATATTTAGTCGTCTTGCTATTGTTGTTGGATTTAAGAAGCTTCCGGATCTTGCAAAAGATTTTATTGGTAAGCAACTTAGACTTGGTATCAGACAGTATGAAGATAACTGGAAGAATGACCAAGGTGAAGATGTGACTTCTTTGAAGACTAAGATCATTAAGATGGAACCTTCAGAGATGGCACCAACACCAGCAGGTGATAAACCTCCATTCTAAGTGTAGAAAAGAAAAAGGGGCTTTATGCCCCTTTTTTTT